ATGCTTTGTATGTTCGGCTCATGCATCGCATTCTTTTTATCAATCTTAAATTTAATACTATGAAAAATGTAATTTTAATTGTGCTGATAATGTTCAGCACCAACCTGATGTCGCAGAAGTTCGACGTACCAGATGGCTTCGATTACAACAGCGAGTACAAGAGTTACTTCAAGACCGTAAAGACAAAGAAAGAGGCGGTCTCTGAATGCCTTGATGTGTTTGAGTTCTATGGCCTAAACAGTCTTGACCTTATCGTGAGTAACGAGTCCAGGATCATTGTCTTCAAGAGCATAGATTCCAAGAAAAAGAATCATATGATTGTACTATACGCCATACACTTCGACGGCATGTATGACATATCATTGAATGAGATAAAGAATCAAGACAAGGTAATGTTTAGCTTCGAGGACTACGATGGTAAGAGATACCTCCTTAAATACTTTAAACAATGAAGGCCTGGGAAGACCTAGCAAGCGACACGGACAGGTCGTTATGCTGGACCCAGTCTAGCGACTGGTACATGGACATGGGTGTAAAGATCGAGAGGTTCCATAAGGATGGACGTATCGAGATCAAGAACGTGATGACGTTTACAGATAGCTTTGAAGACGTAAGCGATGATCTTTATGAAGTATTTAAAAGTAACGGATGGATGGAGGGATGTATTGGTGTAAACATAGAGGTATGCCAGTCTAAACTACTAAGGATCAATAGCTTAATAAAGTCACACATAGGATCAGGCAAGCACTCGCTTGTGGAGCCAATGATAGAGAAGAGGCTATTCATTCAAAAAAAAATAAACAAATACCGTAACTTATTAACAAAAAATGATTAATATTGTAACCCCTAATTTAATTTAATATGCACTGGAGAAATTTAATGAAAGACAACAAGTACCTCGGCTCATGGGACTTGGAGGTCGATGGAAAGTATGAGCCCAAGCTAGTAACAATCAAAAAGATATACCAGGACGTCTTCGTAGGCGAGATGGGTAAGGAGGACAAGGTCTTCCTCACCATGGAAGAGTTCAAAAAGCCCATGGTATGCAACCGATCAAACTTTAAGAGGCTGGAGAAGTTCTTCAACTCGTTTGACTACAACGACTACATCGGTAAGGAGATAGTCTTGGGTACGGAGAAGGTTAAGTCACCTAATGGTATTGTAGACGCACTGCGTTTCAGCACCAGACCTCTTCCAAAGAAGACCAAGAAGGCACTCACAGACGAGATGATGGAGAAGGCAACTGAGTCTGTATTAAACGGACGGTCTACCGTTGCAAAGATATCTGCGATATTTGACCTTAGTGATTCACAAATTAAAACCTTGAAGGATGCTGAAGATAAGAGCAAGTAAGTGTTCGGCCCTATTCACGGGCACGGACGGCCTAACGGCCAAGCAGCAGGAGACGCTTGACGGTCTTATGTCCAAGGTCAAGCTGACAGACAACCAGGCGACCAAGCGTGACGAGCTGATATCTAAGCGTGACTCCCCCATAACACTGGGCGACGGTGCCAGGACCTTGATAGAGGAATCCATCGACGAGCAGGTGTACAACTACAGGACATCGTTCAGCACCAGGGAGATGACCAAGGGCACCGATGTGGAGGACGAGTCTATAGAGGTGTACAACCGAATCTTCTTCACGGACTACCGTAAGATGGAGGAGGGTGACGACCACTTCGCACTCAGCTTCTTGTATGCGTCAGGACATCCTGACATTGTTGATTGTGAATCACGTAAGGTGATTGACATAAAATCAAGCTGGTCCAAAAAGACCTTCCCAAAGCGTCCTCCAACAAACCCAGCATACGAGTGGCAGGTAAAGATGTACCTGTACATGCTGACAAAGAAGACTGGCAAGCACTGGGAAGATGGCGAGATCGCATACATTCTGACGACAACCCCTGAGGAGTTGATGCCAGACCATGAGGACGACAGCCTGCACTACATGGACTCACTTGATGACATGCTTCGTGCCACCGTAGTGAAGATACAGCTGACCGAGGACGACATCAGGCACATGGACGCCAGGATGTTTGCCGCAGAGATGCATGCAAATGAATATGTAAATTTTTTAAAATCCAAAAACAAATAAAATGAGTGATCAATTTAAGATGAAAGGAGTCGTTGAAAGAATCTTCGACACAGAGCAGGTAAGCGACAAGTTCAAGAAAAGAATGTTCGTAATCAATGACCAGGCAGACAAGTATCCGCAAAGCGTATCCTTCCAGCTGGTTCAGGACAAGGTAAACATAATCGACTCACTGGCAGAGGGTCAGGAGGTGGAGGTTGCGTTTAACATTAGGGGCCGTGAATGGACATCTCCACAGGGAGAGGTCAAGTACTTCAACAGCCTTGAGGCATGGAGGGTCGAGGAAAACACCAAGACACCATCGGCACCAGCATCACCAGCGGCCTCTGAGTCAGGTGATGATCTACCATTCTAAGCATTGTGTGTTCATGATGAAAACAGTTAAGGGGTTCTGTTGGTTAGCTGGCCATACTCAGTAAAAACTCTACGCACCGATTGTATGGGAGATCGGTGCTCTTTTAACCAACCAAATTTAATCATATGAAATACCACACCACACGTACTGACGACCTTGAGAAGAGGGATAAGGTTATAGAGACCCTTAAGGATCACTATGACTCCCGTAGTAAGAAGGGTATCATTAAGTACAACACCACACTACACGACAACAATGACGATGACTTCCTTGTGCATCTGCTTGAGGAGTTGATGGATGCCACGGCATATATTACTAAACTTCTAATGCAGAGAAAGGATGATAACGTACTTTAAGACGATAAACGACACAGATAAGCCCTACCACATAGATATATATAGGGCGATAGATAGGATCCGTGACGGATCTTCAAAGGACTTGATAGGCAAGGTTAGGTTAGAGGGAGATAAGAATGGTAGGAATAGTTTAAAGAAACTACTTCCTGCTATCTGCTTCTCTGGAACCTTTTCAAAGAGACTTGATAGCTCCATAATTGAGCATAGCGGTATCATGTGCCTGGACTTCGATGGCTTTAGGGACGAGCAGCACCTACACTCAAAGAGGGTGGAGCTGATGCAGGATGAGTTCACGTACTGCCTATTCACATCCCCATCTGGGGATGGGCTTAAGACACTGGTGCGTATACCTAAGGACGCAAAGAACCACAAGAAGTACTTCAAGTCACTTGAAAAGTACTACGCATGCGATGAGTTCGACACCTCGTGCAAGAATATATCTAGGGTATGCTACGAGAGCTATGACCCTGATGTATATATCAATGAGCTGTCTTCAGTTTGGAATGACATGGAGAACGAGAATGAGATAAAGACTCAGACAAAGGCAACCATAAAGATATCAGACAGCAACGAGATAGTACGCAGGCTTTCGCTATGGTGGGACAAGAAGTACGGAATGGTTCAGGGTCAGAAGAACAACAACCTATTCATACTGGCATCAGCATTTAACGAGTTCGGAATCAATCAGGACGAGGCCTTCAGCACCCTGAGTTCATACGACTCGACTGGAGACAAGTCATCTGAAATAATGTCTATAGTCAGGAGCGCATACAAGAACATGGCTAGCCATAACACAAAATTTTATGAGGACATAGACAAGACCTCTGAGATCGCTAACAATATCAAGCTAGGCGTCCCGATGTCTGACATAAAGGACATGCATAAGGACGTAGATGTAGATGAGGTCGCTAAGTCTGTAGACTTCGACGAGTTCTGGATAAAGAACAGCAAGGGAAAGATAGACCTCGTGCCTTACCTATTCAGGATATTCCTGCAGGGCAATGGCTTCTACAAGTACTACCCTGCTGGTAGTAATAACTTTGTTTTTGTAAGGGTGATAGACAACACTATATCTGACGTGAATGAGGATATGATAAAGGACTTTGTCCTTGACTTCCTTCTAAATATAGATGACATGTCGGTATATAACTTCTTCGCATTGAACACAAAGTTCTTTCAGGAGACGTTCCTAAACTACGTATCAAAGATAGAGCCTAGGTTCATGGTGGACAACACCGACGAGGCCTACCTGTACTACAGGAACTGTACTGTTAGGGTCACAAGGGATGGTGTAGATACTATATCTTATAAAAACCTTAAGGGGCATGTATGGGAGAAGCAGAAGATAGATAGGGACTTCATCAAGTCCGATTTCAATGACTCCGAGTTCAGGTACTTCATCAAAAACATATCTGGAGAGAGCACAGACAGCACTAGGTCTATGGAGAGTACGCTGGGATACCTTATGCACTCTCATAAGCCAGCGAGCTACTGTCCAGCAGTTATACTTAACGACGAGGTGATATCGGACCATCCTGAGGGTGGAACTGGTAAGGGGATCTTTGTGAAGTCAATAAGTCACATCAAGAAGATGGTTATAATTGACGGTAAGGGATTCTCATTCCAGAAGTCTTTCCCGTACCAGAGGGTTCAGGTAGACACACAGACGCTTGTATTCGATGACGTCGCAAAGAACTTTGACTTCGAGAGATTGTTCTCTGTAATAACGGAGGGTATAACCCTTGAGAAGAAGAACAAGGATGAGATACATATACCTTTTGAGTACTCACCAAAGATTGTTATAACGACTAACTACGCAATCAGGGGTGCTGGTAACAGCTTCGAGAGGCGTAAGTGGGACCTTGAGTTCAAGCAGTACTACACCAAGAGCTTCACCCCTGAAAGTGACTTCGGTCACATGCTTTTCAGTGAGTGGAGTGAATCGGAGTGGTCAAAGTTTGACAACTACATGATAGACAATCTGCAGTTATATCTAAAGAGTGGCCTTGTTGTGTGTGAGTTTAAGAACCTAAAGGCAAGGAACTTTATAGCCGAGACCAACTCAGACTTTTGGGAGTGGGCAGACAGTAATGACAACAACTATACACGCAAAGGATCACCCAGTCTTGGTATGGATCTTTATAACAACTTCACCCTGGAATATCCAGACTACGGCCCGTATGGTAAGTTCAAGCTTTCACATAGCAGGTTCTACAAGTGGCTAGATAGCTACGGTAAGTTTAAGTATGACACCAAGCCAATCATAAGTAGGAATGCTATAGGCAAGATGATAGAATTTATAGAACTTGAGCCTGAACAGGTTAAGCTAAACTTTTAAGATATGATACTAAGAGACTACCAGGTCAGCATATCCAATGAGGGTGCCGACATACTTAACAGACTCAATATAGTTTGCCTTGCGATGGAGGTACGCCTCGGTAAGACCTACACATCCCTAGAGATATGTAGGTTGACTGGGGCTAACAAGGTTTTGTTCCTGACAAAGAAGAAGGCCATATCATCCATACAGTCGGACTATGACACCATGGCCCCAGGGTTTGATATTACCATCATAAACTATGAATCTATACATAAGATAGAGGATATTATGTTTGACGTGGTGGTGTGCGATGAGTCACACACCATGTCTGCATTCCCTAAGCCCAGCATAAGGACACGTCAGATAAGAAAGATGCTATCCATAAACAATGCAAAGCTTATACTCATGACTGGCACCTTGACTCCAGAGTCATACAGTCAGATCTTTCACCAGTTCTATGTTCACCCAGACAATCCGTTCAGGAACTATAAGAACTTCTATGCATGGTCCCATGACTATGTAAACGTATGGCAGAGAAAGATAAACAGCTTCATGGTAAACGACTACTCTCGTGGTATCGAGGATAAGATCATGGGTGCCGTATCTCCATACGTTATCTCCTTCACTCAAAAGGAGGCAGGATTCTCTACCAATATAGAGGAAGAGATACTGTATGTAAGGATGCAGGACAGGACCTATCAGATATGCGACAGGCTGTCTAAGGATCTAGTGGTTGAGGGTGCTGACGAGGTTATACTTGGCGACACTCCTGCAAAGTTGATGCAGAAGTTGCACCAGCTGTATAGTGGTACCGTTAAATTTGAATCAGGCAATAGCATGGCCATCGACAGGACAAAGGCTATATTTGTCAGGGACAAGTTTAGGGGTGTGAAGATAGGTATATTCTACAAGTTTAAGGAGGAGCTTAAGGTGTTGCAGTCCGTATTTGGTGACAGCCTCACTGCTGACCTAGATGAGTTCAACTCAACCGACAAATCAATCGCACTTCAGATTGTGTCTGGACGTGAGGGTATATCTTTGCGTAGTGCTGCACACCTTGTCTTCTACAACATAGACTTCTCTGCCGTCAGCTACTGGCAGGCCAGGGACAGGATGACCACCATGGACAGGACATTCAATAAAGTGTACTGGGTGTTCAGTGAGGGTGGTATAGAGGATAAGATATATGCCGCTGTAAAGAAGAAGAAGAGTTATACTGTTAATATATTTAAAAAGGATTATGACAAGGACAGAGATTGAGGATAGGCTTATGAGCCTTAAAGAAAAGCTGGCAGGTATAAACATTAAACTATGCAAGCTTAAAAATGACAAGTCAAGCGTAAGGTATAGCATTGAACTGTATGAGGAGAAGTTAATAAATCAATTAGAGATTGACTTTGATGATTGTGATAATAAGTAATCACATATATGACTGAACAAAAGATACAGGCTAAGTTGATAAAGCAGTTGGAGTCGGATGGCTATTACGTTGTAAAGCTATCCGTCACCAACAAGCCAGGGATACCTGATCTTATTGCAATACCTAAGGACTCAGACGCTGAGTTCTATGAGGTCAAGCGTCCTGGTAAGAAGCCTAGGCCACTACAAGAATATAGAATTAAAGAGTTAAAGAAACACGGACTAAAAGTTTACGTATATGATGGAGAAACTAAATGAATATAGATAATGAAATCAAATAAGATATCAAATGCCAGATGGGTTGTACTTACTAATGTTAAGAAGCTTGGAAATAAGCAAGAGCCTTATTATAAAAAAGAAAGTGAAATGTTATTTGATACTGAATATACTTATGAGTCTTTAAGTAAATCTGAAAAATTAATTTATAATAAACCAAAACAAAGATGAGTAAA